TCAAAAATTCACGTCAGCCAGATCCTGGCTAACGTCGTCAAGGTCAACATGCTCATATCGTTTAGTTGTGTTCACACTCTGGTGCCGAGCAGCCTTCTGGGCCAGGAATAAATTTTTTGTCTCCTTCAGAATCCTGGTCACATATGTATGGCGCATAATATGGACCGGTGAACTCTTTCCTTTTAGCCCCGCTTTTACCAGTGCCCTCCTAAACATCCTTGAGATGGCATCGATATGATAGGGAGCAATCCTTTCCTCTGGCGACATCTCTGGTACATGCCATTCAATCAAGATCTGTTCAAGTTCCGGGTGAAGTGGAAAAGCAACATTCAATTCGCGGTTTTTCGTCTTGGGGATTCGTATCAGCTTTCCCTTAAAATCGATGTCACTGCGTTTGAGCTGGGCCACTTCTGAGCGCCTCATGCCGGTATATCTAAAGACCTGAAATACAAGCCGGATCCTGGTTTTCGGCAAGGCTTCATAGTAGGCCTCCAGTTCCTTGCGACTGAGCGCTTGCTCCTTGCTGGGAGAGGCGGGAAGAAAGTCCACTTTTTCGAAAACATCATGAGAGATGAATTCCTTTTTCCTCGCCCAATTAAAGATCACCCTTAAATTGATGAGCTCTTTATTGACACCTCTGCGAATTTTTTGGATTTGATCCTGATCAAGATCCCCTCGTTGCGTTGCGGTCGTGAGCCTTTTTTCCAGCAGCCAATCCCGATATTTCTGGACAACATTATGGTCGATCTGCGATACGGGAGTTTCAGGGTCAATGTACTCCTTGAATGATTTAAGTGCGAACAGATTTCTGCGGAGATCGATTTCCATCTGTCGCTTTTGTGCATAAACCTCAGATAACAAATCTAGAGTCAGGGAGGAGGGAGCAACTGGAGGAGGGTGTGCTGTGGCATCAAGCTCTCTCGCTTTCCGCCTCGCATCTGCATAGGAATGGTCCGGGCCAAGATAGTGGGTAAAACGCTTCCCGTTTTTATAGATTTGAATCTGAAATGCTGTTCCGGATTTTAATTTAATTTTGCGGATAGAGGCCATTTTATCAGGTCTATCAATTAAATCAGTCCCAATCGCCAAACCTTGGATTGACGATGTCGTTGTACAACGCGCCGAACGAATAGGTAAAGCCGACCATCGAATAATAATCGTATTGCGACTCCAATTCGCGCCGCTGCAAAAGGACTTCCGCAACTGTCGCGTTCCGTTTGGCCAATCCCAGCTGATTGCGCTGCAAGGCGATCCCCGCATGGAAATCAAGCGACAATCCGCGAATAATCTTGACAGAGATTTCGCTGTTCAAATCCAGATTGTTTTTGTTCATATCGTGCAGATAGGAACAGGCATCCAGGCTGAGTTCAATTGCGCCCCACGGCTTCACCATTTCCATCGCCACCTGAAGGTTTTGTTGAAACAGCATTTCTTTCATCTTGTCGTAGATCGTCAACTCAACATATTCTTGATAGATCGGCTGGATGCCATAGTTGATGCGCAATTGCTGCCGGGTGGATTCGGTATAGGGGAAAATATTATATTCGATTTTAGGCTCCGCAAAAATCTGCTGTCTGATATTGCTGAATGTGGAGGAGGAATACCTGCCCCATGCGCCAATCGACCAATGGTTGCTGAGCGAACGTGCCACCCGGCATTCGACTCCATAGGCTTTGGAGATACTGACCGCATGAACCTCTTCATGATCAAAACGCGCTTCATCATAACTTTCATCGAATGCCAAGAGGATCTTCCACAGATCGGTGATCCGGACTATCCGGAAAGCCAGACTTAGATTCATCTGCTTGGCCGATTTTTCTCCATCGATATGCGAATCCAACTCGATGCTGAAAACCCAGTTATGCCATTTGTCCTGCGGCCTTGTGACATCCTCCTGATCGCCTGGCTCGTAGATGACCGACAATCTTTCCGCGACCGGAAATTTTGCAGCATACGGCACAAGCCCCAATGTGATCATGCGAATCATCTTTTTGCGAATTTCCTCCCTGGTTTCGGAATTTTGCGCCACGAAAACCAGAGTATCGTTGATGCCGGAAAATCTCTTTTGTCCTACAAAAGTCAGAGTGAACTCTTCGCCTCCACCGCCCGTGTCCTGTGTCGTGACCAGGAGATGGACGTCCGCCTCAAGTCTCTCGCGGACATAATTGATAAAAGCGACTTCCTGCCGTAAATAAGCCTGATCAATCTCTTCCGAATCCGAATAAAATTTCAGACGATTCTCTTCTCCGCCGGTCTGCGCCCGTAGACTGAATGACATGATGAAAAAAAAGAACAGGACTATTCTTCGCATTGATTCCTCTGTGTATGAATATATTAAATCGGATTATAAGGCATATCGTAATAATTCATGGCAACATTTATTTGAATGAATTATAGTTTCTTAATACACTCCACCGCCCTGAAGCAGTTGATCAGGCTTTCCTTCCCCACCACCTGCGGCGGCTCCTCGCCGGCAGGACTCTGCAGAATGAGATGCTTGTTCTGGAGAAAAACCTTCCTCACTAAAACCCGCCCTGCGTAAACCATTCCTGCGACATTTCCGGCTTCGATCGGTTCATCTGCGTCAAAAACAAGAATGCCTCCCTGAGGGCATAGCGGTTCGAGCGTTCCGTCGGGCATCTGGTACGCGAACACGTTTTCACCTCCGCGAGTCGAAATGATTGTGCCTATCTGATTAGCAAGGACAAACGTCTTCAGAGATTTCCGGGTGGGGGGGAATGCCTTGACCAGAAATATACGATGCAATTTCTGTGCCCCGCGTGGTTCGACGTTCAGTGCCTTGAAAATCTCAAGTTCCCGCTCGGTGAAGGGCACCTCCTGAGTCAGGGAGATGTTCTCGTGGAGGACATCGGACGAAAACCGGTCTTTTATGACGAGCAGGAAATCATCCCGCATCAGATCGGAGATGGGATAGCCAAGCAGCTCGGCCACTCTTTCCATTTTCGCGCTGTTGGTGTTTCGCTTGCCGTTGATCAGCAGGGAGAGATGCCCGAGGGTGATGCCCAGGTGCGAGCAGACTTCCTGCCTGGTTGTATGCCCCAGTTTAATCAGAAGGTTAACGTTATCCCAGAATTTCATGTGTCTCCCGGATCACAAAATGGCGGATTGAGTAGAAAAATTACTTGACATTACCCGCTGTTAAAGGTATATTCAATTGAATAACATTAACCGCGAGTAACAAAAAGCTATATGAACCAGACCAGAGTAAAAAACATCATTTACAGCAAGGGCTACACCCTGACCCAGATGGCCGCGCTGCTGAATGTCAGCGCGGGATTTCTCTCCATGGCCTTGAGCGGCAAGCGGCGGCTTAACCTTGACCGTTTCTTTAGACTGTGCGAAATACTAAACCAAAATCCAGGTATGCTTTACAAGGAATTAAAATCGCAAATATAACCACCCCCTGAAGAAATAAAGAATCCGGCCCGCCCGCGGCCAAGCAGAACGGGCCGGATCACGCGACCAATGAGAAAGCTCGATCCCATAGGGATTTTTGCTTTTTCACGGCCTTTTTAATATACAAAATATTTCACCCCAGGTCAAGAATTACCGTTTGTAAATTTTACAAAACTGAAATTAGCGATTACGAAACTGGGAGGTCCAAATGAAGCCCAATTCCGAGGAGGCTGGGAGAATGTGGAGGGAGAACCAGCAGCTTTTGCGCCTCTATTTTGAGAGGCTCATTCGCCATAACAAGCTCGGCAAGCTGGCGGTTATCGCTGAAGAGACCAACATGACCACAGGCGAGTTCTACTCCAAAATCAGCATCTCCCCGCGCACCCCTTTGACCCGGGCTGAGCTGGTCAGCCTGGAGCATGAGCTTTACAAGCGGGACCCGGAGGCCTACGCCCAGTACTTGCGGGAGTGGCACGGCAACCCCGATATCTGCATTACGCAATATGAGTCAAGAGAGGCAGCATTATGAGCGACTGGGATACGCTGGTGGACGCCTGGAGGCGGATGTTCGGCGACCGGGACCTGGTGACAAAGGAAGAGGCGGCCAGGTTCCTGTGTTGGAGCACCCGGACGGTGGACCGCCGCATTGACGCCGGGCTGATCCGGCCGATGTTAATCCGGGGATCCGGCAGGTTTCGCAAGCCGGGCCCCAAACTGCGGGAGAGCACCAGGGAGTGGGAGGTGCGGATTCCCAAAACCGAAATACTGAAGCAGTTCATCCTGCCTGATGAGCTGGGAGGAAAAAACGATGCGAAACTGGGACGAAGAAGTTATGCGGTGTGAGCGCTGCGGCGAAGAGCTTGAAAGCCATCCGGTTCTTTTCCACACCTGGATCTGCCGGCAATGCGAAATCGAGTACGACGACGAGAACCGCAGGATCGACTGGGACCAGATCGACTATCAGCTCAAGAAGGAAAATGGCCTTGTGTAGCGTCAGGAGGCGTGATGGGAAAAATAGTCATTTCGGGGATCAAAGCCGCAGCCATCGTTCGCCTCAAGCGCCAGGGCTATCATACCAAGGACATCGCTTTTGAGGTCGGCCTTAGCGCCAAGTATGTCGGCCGGCTGCTCCGAAACGAATCCTTCACGAGCTCCAGCGGCGTGACAACTTTACTGAAAAACGAGCCCCAGCCCCATCCCGGGCAACATCCCTGCATGCTGGAGAAAAAAGTGTGGCCCAAGTGCTCCCATGGTCATAATTGCTATCTGTCCCGCCATTGCGAGGCTTGGGCACTTTTTAATAATGAAAGGGAATCGTTATGAGCCGGTTCTTAACTGGGTTAAACCTAACAATCGCCGTGTCGGGCTGGTCGCTTTCGAAGACAGCCGCCTGGACCGATCGGCTGGAGGTGCAGTATGGCATACGTCAAAACAAATGAGATGACCCGCGAGGAATGGATCGCAGGGCGGCGGTCCTACCTCGGCGCGTCGGAAACAGCCGCAATCCTGGGTTTCGACAAGTACCGGACACCGCTTGATGTCTACCTTGAAAAGCGCGGCGAAGTCGAGCCAGAGCCCGCCGGCCAGAGGGCAGAGGCCGGCCTGAGGGCCGAGCAGATGATCGCCGAATGGCTCGCCGATCTTTACAGCCTCAAAATCCAGCGCGACAACAAAATCCGCATTCACCCCACCTTGAATTACTGGCGCTGCAACCTCGACCGACTTATTGTCGGCCAGCCCAACGGCACAGCAGTGCTTGAGCTTAAAACCACTTCGATGGAAAACCTGAAAAACTGGAACCCGACGGCCGAGGAGCTGAACCCCACCTTTGTCCATCATTGGGTCCAGGTTCAGTGCCAGCTGGCGGTCACCGGCTACAAGTGGGCCGCCATCGGCGTCATGCCGGCCGACAGCTTTCGGGGCTTCGGCCAGCCCGAGCTGATCCCGATTCAGCCGGACCAGGAATTCATCGGCATGATGGCCAGGCGGGTTCAGGAGTTCTGGGAGGCTCATGTGCTTGCGGGCGTCCCGCCGGAGCCGGTCACCGCAGACGACCTGAAAATCCTCTACCCACGCAGCCAGCCTAAAACTCTGGAAGTGGACGAAACCACCCGCACCCTGGTCCTCAAAATCGCCTGGATGCGAGGCGCGAAAAAGAAGATCGAAGAGCGGCTGGAAACCATCGAGCTTTCCCTCAAAATGCTGCTGACCGACTATGAAGCGGCCAGTTGCAGCGGCGAGACCATCTGCACCTACAAAAGCTCCAGGGACAAGGAGACCTTTAACGAGGAACGATTCAGGGCAAGTCACCCCCAGGAAGCGGAGCAGTGGGTGCGCCCCGTCCTGGATGTGGACTATATCAAATCCGAGCATCCGGACCTTTACAAAGAGTACCTGGATGTGAAACCGGGGAGCAGGTCCCTGCTTCCCAAAATCAATCTGTGAGAGAAACGGAGGCCTATTATGGGAATGGCTGAACAACTGAAAAACAAAATGGAGCCCGGCCGGAGCAAGCCGGGCCCTGAGGAGCCCGCCAAAAAGGAGAAAAAGGAACGGGAGAAAAACCCGATTCCGGTGACGCTGGCGGGGATGGATTCTCAGAAGATTGAGAATGTGCTGCAACTTTACAAACCGATGCTGGCCAACGTCTTGATGGGCGCGATTCCGCCGGAGCGGATGATTCAAATCTCCACCAGGATCATCGCAGACAACGACGCCCTGAAATCATGCAGCACCCGCAGCATCATCGGGGCTGTTCTATCGGCCGCCCTTATCCGGCTGGATCCCACCCCTGAGCTTGGGCTGGTGAGCTTTATCCCCAGGAAAGGGAAGTGCTGCTTTGACATCGGCTATCAGGGCTGGGTCGCCCTGATTTTGCGCAATCCGATGGTCAGCCACATCTACGCCTACACGGTCCGGGAGGGCGACCGGTTCGAGGTCCTGCTCGGTTTGCAGCCTGCCATCCTTCACATCCCCAACCTTGACAAGCCGGGCGAGCTGAAGTACGTCTATGCAGTGGCCCACCTGAGCAACGGCCAGACGCTTTTCCGGTATCTGAACAAGGCGCAGGTGGAAGCGCGCAAAGAGCGCAGTGAAGCCAAGGACAGCAAATTCTCCCCCTGGAACCATCCGGTTCTGGTCGAGGAGATGTGGGCCAAGACCGCCCTGAAAGTCATCCGTAAATTCATTCCCGTCGATCCTGAGAGCAAGGTTTCCACCGCATTGGCCGTGGACGAGCGCAGCATCAATCCCGAGGCCATCGACATCGAAGCCAGAACGGTGAAATTCCAGGGCCCGGCCGAGGATGCGGACTATACCGATATCACCCAGGGAAACGGCGCCAGGACGCCGGCGGAAGCCTCTCCAAACGGCCAGACCGGCGAAAGCGAAAAGCCGGAGCTGGACGAACGCTTCCTGAAAGCCCTGGAAGTCCACCGAAAGAAAATCACGGAGGCCAGAGGGGAAGCGTTCTGGAAAGAGCTTCCCGGGCAGTTCGGGCTGGAGAGCTTTGAGGAGGTACCCAGATCAGAGCAGGAGCGGATGCTCCGGGACCTGAGCATCATCACCAATGAGGCGCTGAAAGCCCAGCAGCAAACCCAAGCCAATGGTCAGGGGAGCATTCTGTAATGGCGACCTTGCTTAAAGTGGAAACCACCAACGGGCGCCGGCGCCTGTGTTCGTCCAGATGCTATAACGCCCACGGCAACAAATGCACATGCATCTGCAATGGAATGAACCACGGCGCCGGCGCTTCCCTGGCGGCGCAGAACACCCAGGCGCTTGCTCAGGAGTGGGTTGACCAGATCAGAAACCAGGTCAATCGCCTTGAAGCGCTCAGGCTGCAAGCCCAGGCTGATCAGCTATCGCTGCAACTTTACTGAGCCGGGGCGCCCGCCGGGATCTTTAATCACGGCCCGTCCAAATCCCGGCGGGTGAAGCCCCTGTTTTTGGTGGTGCAATGCTCTGAGAGCTTGTCAGGGATAGGAGCATGACATGTACTTAACCGGGAAGCATAAAAAAGAGCTGGCGCGGCTGGACACGGCTCTGCTGGAAATCGGCTATGAGCTGCTCAGATTGGCGAAGAGCGAAGAAATGATAAGGGAAATCCAAAACATCATCGACCTCTTAAAATCCGATGAGGCAGTGAAATGAAAATGGATTGGCTCCGACTTTGGCACGAAATGCCGATAGACCCAAAATGGCGCGTCGTTTCGCGCAGATCATGCCGGCCGACACATGAAATCATCGCTGTATATACCATGATGTTGGTCAACGCCAGCCAATCCGGGGAGCGCGGCAGCCTCGAAAATTGGGATGATGAGGATGTCGCCGCCGCCCTCGAGATGGAAACCGAACAGGTCCGGGCTATCCGTGAAGCCATGCAGGGCAAGGTGCTCGATGGGCAGCATTTGACAGGATGGGAAAAGCGCCAGCCCTTGCGGGAAGATGAATCCCGATATGAAAGGGTGAAACGTCACCGGGAAAAACCGGCTTCCGGACAGCAGGAGACAAACCCTGAAACGCCGGATGAAGCACTCGGATGCAATGAAACGGATGAAGAAGCAGAGAAACTGGAAGAAACAAGCCAGAAGCCATTGAAACGCACGGAAGCGACCGGAAACGCACAGAAACGCACAGAAACGCACGGAAACGCTGTGAAACGCGAAGAAACGCCAGATAAGATAAGAGAAGATAAGAAAAGAAAAGACCCAAAACATACAGGTTCGGGCCAGGAGCAGGAGGAGCAAGAGCAGGACAGGCCTATTGCGCTTATCGATCAGCAGTATATCCCCTTATTCAAACAGATTGCCGGAGTATTCAACGAGGGGGATCTTTCCCCTACCTTCAATCGAATCAGCACGCTAAAAAAGGCGATGAAGCTCACCCATATCGGCGGCTTTGACCGCATTCTGGAGGCGGCCAGCAATCTGGCCCGCTCACCATCGCCGCCGGGCATGAAGCGATACGACTGGCTGCTCCATGCGTTCGCATTCGAGGAGCACATCACCGAGTTTTTGACCGGCAAAAACAATGGCAAGCCAAAGCCGCGAAAATATGCCGCAGTACCTGAAGACTGGAGGCCCGAAGATGCAGCCTGCGCCACTTCCCAATAACGACTATGCTGAGATGATCACCATCGGCTGTTTGCTTGAAGGGTACGCGCCCGACATGATTTTGGCCGAGCTGGTTCCGGAAGATTTTTACAGCGCGGCCAACCGGATCATTTTCTCCGCTTGCCGGGACCTGGCCGCAAGCGGGGCGCCGATCGGTCTATTTACCATTGTCGACCATCTGCGCACCGGCGGAAACCTTGAGAAAATTGGCGGAGAGGCCTATCTGGCCCGCTGTGCCGGCCAGATCGTTAGCTCAACCCAGGCGGACGGGGCGGTCTGGGGCGTGGTCGAATCCTCGCTTTTGCGGCACGGTTATCTGGCAACCACCAGAGCAAGCCGCGAATTCACCTCCCCTGGACAGAATGCCACGGAGTTGATCGACGGGCTCCAGAGCGAGCTGCTGAAAATCACCAGCCGGAAAAAGGAGGTCGCCGCAACTGAGGCCAAGGCGCTTATGGAGACAGCCATCAGCGATATCGAGTCCGGCAAGGGACGACCCGGACTGTCCGGGGTTCCGACCGGCTTCAAAGAGCTGGACTACTGGACCGCCGGGCTGCAAAAGAGCGAGCTCATTATCCTGGCCGCCCGTCCCTCAATGGGAAAAACAAGCCTGATGCTCAATATCGCCCAGAGCGCTTCGCTGTCCGGTCGCAATGTCTACCTCTTTTCCCTGGAGATGAGCGCCCGGCAGTTGGCCTTGCGGATGATCTGCTCGGAGGCGCTGGTCAATTCACACCATGTCCGAACGGGCCGCTTCAGCGCGGAGGAGCACCAACGGCTCGTTAAGGCGGCTGAAAAGCTGGCCCACTGCCAGCTTAAAATCAATGACAGCGCCGGCGACCTGTCCGAGATTGTTGGCCTGGCGAAACGGGAAGCAGAGAACGGCAAGCTCGACCTGATCTGCATCGACTATCTGCAACTGCTGAATACCCGGTTTGCAAAAGGAGAGACCAGGGACCGCGAGATTGGCACCATCACCCGCCAGCTTAAGGCCCTGGCCAAAGAGCTCGAGGTGCCGGTCCTGTGCCTCTCCCAGCTTTCCCGGGTGAACGAAATCCAGAAAGCGAAGCGGCCGACGCTGAACGCCCTGCGCGACTCGGGCAACATCGAACAGGACAGCGACACGGTGATCTTTCTCCACTCGGACCAATATTATGAAAGGGAGAGCACGGACAGCGACCAGCTCGATGAATGGCAGACCGACGTCATGGTAGCCAAGCAGCGCAATGGTCCCACTCTGGATATCCCGATGCTTTTCCGGCGCCAGTATACCCGGTTTTACCCCATCGACGGGATCCACGACAGCGAGGCGGTCAGGGCCCGGGCGGCTGAATGGTACCAGGACTTTTAACTGATCCCGGAGCGCTCCGGGATTGCCCTGATGGACCAGGAGCATGAAGGGCCGTTCCAGAAGCGGCAAGGGACGGATATGGACAAGAAAGACCAATTGATATTCACCTGTTTCGGGATCGCCATTGAGATCGCGATCCTGATCAGGATCGTGTTTATGTAAGCTAAAGAGGGCTGGATGATGAACGAGCTGGACCGGGCCATCCAGATGTACCGGGCGGCCCACCCTGAAAAAGAGCGCGGCAGTGAGACCATTTCCGAGCTGCTCGCTTTTCTGGTCGAGCGGGTGGAATGGCTGCAGGAGCGGGCCAAAAACAACGGCCAGGCCAGACAGCCGTTGACGCCTGAAGAGTCCCAGGCTCGCATCGACCGGGCCATGGCCTGGGCCCGGGGCGAGGGGCTGGTCCGCGATTAGCCAAAAAAATTAAGCTGCGATTGGACAAGTTGAGTGGAGTAGGTCATGGATGCCAAAGAGATCAGGACCCGATTGATCGGGCATACGCACAAGCTTTGCGGACACCAGGAACTCCGGCAAGCAGTGGATATGGGGCGGCTGGGCGAGTGCCCCCGCAAGATCACCTGGGAGATGCTCCATGGCTGCCATATCACAGAAGACCTGAAGCTGCGCCTCTATAAGGCCAGGCAGATGGCCGTCGACATCGCTGGCCGGCTGCAGGCGGCCTTCGGTCCGGCTTACACCGGGCCGGAGCTGGTCACCGCCTTTGAGGGCAGGCTGGCGGGAGAGACCAAGGGCCGGATCGGCGATGTGCTCATCGAGGTCAAGAGCGTGCCCGACGACGCGGGGCTGCCCGACGGCCGGGCGCCCAACAACCACTACTGGCAGACGCAGTCGCTGATGCACTTTGGAAAATTTCCCGCCTGCGTGCTGATCTATGAAAGCCGCTCCAGCGGCAGGATCCGCACCTATGACCATCTCTATTCCAAAGAGATCGGGGCCCGCTGCGAGGCTAAGGCCAGGTTGATCCTGGCGGCCGTGGAAAAACGGCGGCTGCCTCCTTGCGAATGCGGCAAATGCGCGGAGAAAGGCTATGTCTAACGCACAGGGATTCCGCCGTTACCCGGCCGTCCGCCGGCACGTTCCCGGGGCCATGAACCGGATGGAGCAGGAGTTCGCCGCGGAGCTGGAGCTGCGCAAAAGGGCGGGCGAGATCCAGGACTACCAGTTCGAGGCGGTCAAGCTGCGGCTGGCTAAAAACTGTTTCTATACCTGCGACTTTCTGGCCGTCGGTGAGCATCTGGTTTTCTACGAGGTCAAGGGCTTCCGGGAGGACGACGCCATGGTCAAGATCAAGGTGGCGGCCAGGCTCTATCCCTGGGCCGAGTTTGTCCTGGTCACGCGCAAGGGCCGGGAATGGCACTATCAAACTATTGATATTATGTGAGATGGGCCTTGAAATTGTGCGCAGTATCACAAAATGACTGCATGTATAAGTAAATCAGCGTGTTAGGTGTAATTTACTTGCATTTCAAAGTAGTTAAATGTAGATTAATATAGGAATTAAGAACTACTTACAATAATGAGGCCCACAATGAAAACCAAAAAAATGACCACCGAGGAAATGGACGTCACTCTTTATCAGCAGGGTGGCATTCTGGTCGATCAGGTAGTAAAACGCGGCGATGTCTGGACGGTCCGGCGCGGCTTTTACTATTCATTCGGAGAAACCGCTGACAAGTACGTTCAGGGCGTCAAGAAGGCTTTTCCGAATGCGGCCATTCTCGATAGCGGCGAATTCAACGCTCCTTTCAGAGGCGGCGCCCCAATCCAAAAAAGCAGCCACTGGTTCGTCAAATTCACCCTTAACCCATAATGCGCGGAGGTGCACAATGAAGCTGTTCACCACAGCCATCGAGAAAAAGCTGCAGGCCCAGTTTCCGCTGGGCAGCAGCCTGGACCAGACGGTCCACTGCGTCATCTTTAATCCCTACGGCCGCGGGACCTGGTACATCATGAATCAGGATCCGAATGATCCGGATTATCTCTGGGCCATCGTCGACCTGCAGGAAGTGGAAATGGGCTCGGTGCTGAAATCGGAGCTGGAGAATTGCCGGATCCCGATCGGGCGCCTGCGTTTTCCGCTGGAGCGGGACCGGCACTGGCAGCCGAAGACAGCCCGGGAAGTTTGGGACTATGCGGTCAACTCACATTGAGCCTGGGAGAAAACGAAAATGAGTATCCAATTACTGGGTGAAAATGCGGCGGAGGAGCTCAAGCGCTCTGCCTATGCCCTGCAAGTCGAGCTGATCGAACGGGCGCAGAAGCTCGTTAACGAGGCTTGTCTCATCTATCCGGACGATTTGCTGCTGACCGGCGAGCTCAAGGCGCTGGCGCTCTGCAGCGACAAGGCCCACGCCAATGTCGTCGCCTGGGACCAGGAGAGCGGCCGCAGCGTCTATCTGAGGGTCTTCTATATCCCCGAGTGCGCGTTCGATGATGTGGTCAACGGGCTTAAATAGAGAATCAGAGGAGCAAGATATGAGACTTTTCACCGCAACTAGACTGACCCAGGGCCAGCGGGAGAACGATTTTTGCTGGGCTGAGGAGGACGAACTGGTCCGCTTTCCCTTTGAGTGCGACGGCGAGAGCGTGGACGGCGGCTGCGGGTGCCGCCGGTCCATGGCCGGCATCTGCAGCAACAAGGCCACGACCACCTTCAAGGTGGTGGAGCTGGCGATCGGCAAGGAGGTCCTGCAGTTTGTCACCCGCATCCCGGATGAAGAGCTGGACGCGCTTTTAGACGCAGCGGCCAGCTTTCCAATCGGGGCGGTCTGCGAGAAGCGGGGCGACCATATTCAGCAGCGGAGGATGCAATGATCTACACCAGTTATTTCCGCAAGGCGATGCATCACCCGGACGCTGTGGCGATCACGCGCTCCATCCCCAAAGGCTACCGGGGACCACGCTTCATGGAACTGGCGCCCCCGAAGCATCTTTTCGGGCTGAACGATCCGGAGCTTTTCCGCAGGCGCTACCGCGAGGAGGTGCTCTCCAAGCTTAATCCGCAGGCGATCGCGGCCAAATCCGAGGGCAGGATCCTGCTGTGCTACGAGGGGCCGGGCAAATTCTGTCACCGCCAGGTGGTGGCCGAATGGCTGCGCGAGGAGGCTGGCGTCGAGGTCGAGGAGTGGGCTGGCGAAGAAGCCGAAGAGCCGCAAGCGGAGGAGAGGCCGGAGCAGCTCACCTTATTCTAACCTGGGCAATATTGGGCAGGAGGTCTACAATGAAGATGCAGGAATTTAAAGCGCGGTCGGCCAACAAGGAACTGAGCACCGATGAGGTGATTGACCAGATGCCGGAAGAAGCCAGAAAGCACGCCTTTGTCGTCGGCCGCTGGGTCTGGGTGCAGTTCCCCGAGAGGCCCGCGGCGCAGACCAGAAACGAGCTTTCCCGTCTGGGCTTTAACTGGAACAATGACCGCAAGGTCTGGCAGCATCCGTGCGGCTGCTATGCGCGGCTGAACCCCCGGGTCGATCCGCGCGACAAGTACGGGATCCGCGAAATCGAGGACGAGCAGAAAAACTGAAAGTGACACCTTTATCTGGGAGGAAATGAGAATGAATGCTGCAATCCCCGGCAAAAAGAGCGTGGGCCGCTTTACCTACGAGAACGGCAGCATCAGCGGGCCCAGGCAGTACATGGAGGAGCAGGGATCAGCCCTGCTGTCCAGGATCGAGGCCGGCCAGGAGCCGACCTTCAACGCGACCTGTCACCTGAGCCCCGACATCATCACGGCGATCCTGGTCTGGCTGCAGACCGATTTTGCCGGCTGGCTCGGGCGCAAGGAGTTGATCGAGAGCCTGAGAACCGCTTCGATGAATTGAGCTGACCCAGAGTATGCAACCGTTTTAGGCGCCGGGATTTGGCGTCGACGGAAGAAATCATGGCGGGATTAATTAATTGAAGGTCTGTGATAGACACTCAAATATTCATCAGGAGTACAAACAGTCAGGTCAGTAATTTTATAATCAATCTTGTTTCTGGTGATCAAAAAGTCAACTGCTTCATTTTTGGCAGCGTAATACTGAATCGAATCTTCAAAATCCTTAAAGTCGGAGTTCGCTGCCAAAAGCATTATTTTTTCATCAACTGCCGTCACTTTCAGTAATGTTAACAGCTTGCGAATATATTCGAGCGCACTTTTTCTGTTAACCATCTTTGCTGAGATATAGTAAATGTTTGCCAAAATCACCGGAGTCGTAAAAGCAATCACTTCTCTTTCTTCTATTGCCGTAAAAAGTTTTGATGAAGATCTGGAGTAGGGCTCACGATCGAGCAGCAAATCAAGTATGATATCTGCATCAATGAATACCTTATTCATGCAAGTATTTCTCCAGCAAATATTGTTCTTTGTAAACATCAGGATCGGACTCATTTTTCATATTGAGTACACCGGCAAGCTCCATGACGGTCGGAGACAGACTGAAATGCTCATCTTTCTCTTTCTCAATGAGTCTTTCAAAAAAAGTTTCGACAAGAAATGAAAGGCTTGTGTTGTTGATTTTCGCGAACAATTTGGCCTGATCAATAATTTTCTTGTCCAGCTTGAGTGTTAGTTTTGAGTTCATGGCCCTACCTCATATACGTATTCTATTTATTTAGTATACGTATTTCAGGTCAATAATTCAAGTCTTTTTTCAGGTATAGTGTATAACAACAGCCTGTAACATTAGCGCACTTTGCCGTTCTTGATTTATGGTTGGCTTTCGTTCAAAGCAAGATGTGCGAACAAATTTATCATCCGGTGCGCGCTGTTAAAGCTTCTCGCCGGTGCAGAATCTTTTGCGTGGTCGTCTAAGGACAGGACAGCTGGCACTCAGCCAGGAGATCAGGGCTCGATACCCTGCCACGCGACAAAATGCTGATGACAGCTTTTTTTATGCCGCAGGAGAAATGAAGCAATGAACATGGAAAAGATTTTCTACGGCAGCTCCACCGCCAAGAGAAAGAAATTCGTGATGAAATTCCTGGAGGGGAAGAATTTCAAGCGGATGATTTTTCCCGGCTGCGGCGACTTTCAGATGGTCATGGCCGGCAAAAAGTCCGGCTGCAGCCAGATCATCGCCTCGGATGTGACGCTCTACTCAGACACCATCGGCGCCTACATCATGGGCCAGGATCCGCCCGAATTCGAGCTGTTGGGCGACATGGGTTTTAAAGTCGACCCGAAAAGCCACGCCGAGATCCTGCTCCTGCTGAAGGCCGTGCAGCTTGCCCAGCGGGGCGTGTGGCACTACCAGCGCTACTACCTGGAGATACGGGACAACTTTGCCGCCCAGAAAGCGAACCTCCAGGCGCACCTCGACCAGTACCGGAGAATCCTCGAGGGCATCGAGTACCGGCACCGCTGCATGTTTGAGGAGCTTGAAGAGTACCGCAAGGATCCGGACACTTTCATCTACCTGAACCCGCCGGTGTTCGGGGCCTACGAGAAAAAGGTCTTCAACACCGAGGGTGTTATCCGTTACCGCTCCGACTTCCGGCAGATGGATTACAACGTGGACTATCCTGCCATGATTGAGATGATGAACCGGTCGAAAGCGCATATCATCTACGTGCTCTACCGGAACAAGTTTGAGGTGCCGCCGGAGCGGCTGATCTTCGCCGAATCCAGAAACATCGACAAGGTCAATTACCTCGGCTATAACCATGCGGTCAAGAAGAGCCGGTTCCTGGACAAGAGTTACCTCACCTATCAGCGTTTCAAGAACGCGATGTTCAGGGAGCAGGATACGCCCACGGTGGATGAAAACTCGGAGCTGAAGATTGCCCTGATCAAGCCCCAGATCGCCCTCTATCTCCGGGACCTCTTTGTCCACAAGATGGGGGCCTTTGAGGGCACGGCCGCGGAAAAGACGGTGGCTTTTTACCTGAACAACCGCCTGGTCGGCATCTGCGGCCTGAACCTGTCGCACCTGGTCAAGGATAGGGCGGACTATATTTTCGAGGTCTACGCCATGAGCGTTCATAACAGCCGCTACCACTTTAACAACCTGATCATGCGCTGCATCACGCGCCAGGAATTCGCCAAGCTGATCACCAGGGGATACAAGAACGCCTGTCTGCTCCGTCCTAAAAAGATTAAAACGGTTTGCCTCACCCGCTTCCCGAAGCTCAAAACCAGTGTGGGCGTGCTGGAGCTGGTGGCCAAAGAGAAGATCAATGACATCCCCACCTACAAGCTGACCTATGAAGCCCAGTTGAAAAAGGACGGCCTGAAGGCGGCCTACCTGGAATGGCTGCAGGTCATGAAGAAAAAGAGAGGACAGCATGGAGAGGATAGCTGAGCTTAGCGGCTATGACAAAACGAGCATCTTCAAGGTCCCCCTGGATGAGATCATCGAGCGGGACAAGAACGCCAATGTCATGGAGCCGAGGTTTTTCCTGCGGCTGATCGAGAACATCAAACAGGACCGGCGCCTGGAATCGCTGCCTTTCGGGCATCTTATCAAGAAAGGCGACCGGACCCTGTTCGAGATCATCAGCGGACACCATCGTATCCGTGCGGCCAGGAATGCCGGCAATGAATTCGTCTACTGTCTGGTCTATGAGGGCACGTTTACCGAGGATGAGGTCAAGAGCAAGCAGCTTGCGCACAACCGCCTCCACGGCTATGACGACGCGCAGATCGCCAGGGAGATCTACGAGAGCATCCTGGACGTCAACGGCAAAATCGCCACCGGCTATGACGACCATGATTTCAACATCGAGTATCCGACCTTCTCAGGCGATGCCTTGAACCTCGACTTTGAGATGAAGCAGATCTCGCTGCTTTTCCTGCCGTCGGAGGTCAAGGACCTGGCGAGAGTGTTCAACGCCCTGACCGGCGATTTCGAGGAGAGCTATGTCGCCCATATTTCCGGGTACAAAAGTTTTGTAGAAACGCTGGCTAGGATTGGTGAGGAGTTCAAGATCAAGTCGGTCTCCTCCCAGCTGGCCAAAATGGTGGACCTTGCTAAAGAGGTGTTAAATGAGTCTGAAAAGAGCGGACAAAGCAGAACTGGACCGCAGGCTAAAGTACGTCCTGACGCTGATTGAAATGGGATGGTCCGAGGAATACGACATTATCCAGATCATCCGGAAGAACAAAACCTGGACCGTGACCGACAGGCAGCTCCGGACCTATATCAAGCGCTGCTTCCAGATACTTCAAAAATATGCACAGGAAAACGTCGAGAAAACATGGGGCATTGTCTGGCTGCGGCATGAAGGGATCCTGCGGGAAGCCATAAAGGATAAAACCTGGGCTATCGCCATTGATGTTCTGAGAGAACAGGCAAAACTGGCTGGTTTATATCGCCCGGGAAAATTTGCCCTGACCGATCCGACCGGCACAAAGGATTATGGAGAGAGGTTTGCCAACATATCCTTCATCGAGAGCGCCCTCAGAGCAAGCCCTGAGATCCAGGAACGGCTTGTCGAGCTCATCGCCGAGATCAGCGAATGCAGAGCTCTTGATGAGCCTGGTCGGCCTGGCGCGAATTAACTACATGGCGTACTTGCAGATTGCCCACTACCTGAAATACAGGCCTTCGCGGCATACCAGGCTGATTGCCAAAGTGTGCGAGCGGATCGAGAGCGGAGAGCTGAAGCGGGTGATGTTTTTCCTCCCGCCAAGGCACAGCAAGTCGATGACAGTGACGGAGAGCTTTCCGAGCTGGTTCATCGGCAAGAACCCGGACCGGCGGGTGATCGAGGTAAGCTACGGCGAGTCGCTGGCCCGGCGCTTCGGCAGGGCCAACCGCCGCAAAGTGGAGGATTTCGGGCCCGCGCTCTTTGATATCGAGGTGGCCGGCGACAACTCCAGCGTGACCAACTGGTCGATTGAGGGTTGTGAGGGCGGCATGATCAGCGCGGGTATTGGAGGCCCGCTGTCCGGCCTTGGCGCTGACTGCCTGATCATCGACGATCCCGTGAAAAACCGGCAGGAGGCAAACAGTATCACCTACCGGAATATGCTGTGGAATGAGTACCGCAATACGCTATTAACAAGGTTGCAGCCCGACGCCTCGATCATCCTCATCCAGACCCGCTGGCACGAGGACGACCTGGCCGGCAGGATCCTGGCGCAGGAGCCGGAGCGCTGGCACGTGGTCAAGCTGCCGGCCGAGGCCGAAGAGGAGGACCTCCTGGGCCGGGCGTTGGGAGAGCCGCTCTGGCCTGAGTTCGGCTTTGACCAGGCCTGGATGGAGAACACGAAAAGGACGGTAGGGAGCCAGGTCTGGAACGCCCTCTATCAGCAGCGTCCGGCGCCCCAGGAAGGCGCGATGGTCAAACGGGCCTGGTGGAAGTATTACATCGTCGCCCCGGGCCATTTTGACGATATTATCCTGAGCTGGGATATGACGTTCAAGGACGAGGAAGCGGCGGCTTCAGGAAACCCCGACTATGTTGTGGGCCAGGTCTGGGGAAGAACCGAAGCGGATAAGTATCTTCTGGACCAGGTGCGCGGTAAAATGGACTTTCCCGATACCCTCAAAGCCGTCCGGGCGTTGAAAGCAAAATGGAAGGAGAGCACGGCAATCCTGATTGAGGACAGCGCTAACGGCCCGGCGATCATCGCAAGCTTGAAGCATGAAATCGCCGGCATCATTCCCTGGCCGGCCCAGGGCAGCAAGACCGAACGGCTGTCGGCGGTATCGCCGCAGATCGAGGCGGGCAATGTCTATATCCCGGACCCCATTGTGGCGGAGTGGGCCTGCGATTATGTCGAGGAATTCTCTGTCTTCCCGAACGGGAACAACGACGACCAGGTGGACTCGACCACCCAGGCCCTGCGCTACTGGATGCGGCCGGACAAGGCCGCGGCCTCGGTCAGCAGCTACCGGGAAAGAGGTGAAGCATAAGAGAAGGAGCAAGAGATGTCGGCTTTCATGGATTTCGTCAATGGGCTGATCGGCAAGAACGCTTCGAGTGGCCGGGACAAGATCGCCGCCCGAGTGCGGAAAGGGGAGGAGCCGGTCAAGCCGGATCAGACCACCGCGCCCCGGGAGTTCGATCAGTTTCCCAATTCTTACCATGTAGCCGGGCTGGAGCCGCCCATGGTCCGGGGAGGATATTTCGGCGAAGTGCTGGACGCCTGGGAGATGTACCGCGCTGACGACCGGGTCCGCTCCACCATCGACTCTATCGCCGACGACGCGACCCAGATCAACCGCAACGGCCTGCCGTTCAATATCCTGGTCAAAGCTGCTGACGGCAGTCAAAATGAAAAGACCAAAGTGCTGCAGGCAGAGCTGGTGGCCCGGTTTAAGAAGCTGCAGATCTACCAGCGCAGCTCGGACATCATTAAATTCGCCCTTCTGGAAGGCAGCCGCTTCTACAGGATCGTGGTGGACTTTTCGCGGAACGAAGTGGTGGAGCTGCGTCACATCAAGGGGCCCAGGGATGGATTCATCACCGTCGAACTGGAGGATGGCCAGTACCGGGGTTATTATGTCCAATTCGAATACGCCTCCCAGCAGCCGGTGGCGATATTCCTGCCGTGGGAAGTGGTCCGCTTTGACTGGAACCGGGCCGATGAGGCGGCCTACGGGATGGGGCTTTTCTCCAGCGCCAGGCTCAACTGGAAGCGGCTCTCCAAAACCGAGCAGGACCTCTACATTGCCCGGCGCACCCGGGCCTACGCCCGCATCAGCCGCGAGTTTCCCGAGGCCAGCATCGAGGATCTGCTCAGGATCCGCGCCCTGGATGAGGAAGATCGGAAAAAGCACGGCCCCATGGAGGTGGAATCCGACATCTACACGACCGGCCGGGCCAACGTCCTGGACACCTCCAACGCCTCCATCTTCAACATCGAGGATGTGGAGCACGCGCAGAGGCGGCTCTTCGCCAGCGGGCGGCGGCCGGTCTCGCTGCTGGGCGGGTACGGCAAGGATGCGGTAAACCGCGCGGTCCTGGACCGTCAGGAACACCGCTACATCTCCGGCTTTTTGTCGTCGGTCTGCGAGATGTTTGACGGCGGCATGGCCCGGCTGGCCCGGATGATCCTGCTCCTGCAAAACGTACTGCCGGCCGATTATCAGATCAGCTTTGAGTGGACGCGCAAGTCAGTCGAGGACAAGCAGACCCTCGCCCAGATCGCCAAGGATGGCGTGGACCGCCGGGCCTTGCCGCTGTCGATTTACGCCAGTATTTTTGACCTGGATCCAGCCGGGGTCAACGAAGAGATCGAGGCCGACCTCCAGCGCCTGGCCGAGTGGGATGAGCAGTTCGGGGCCAAGTTTGAGGATCCGGGTTTTACACCTCCGGAGGAGTAGAAAATGGAGATCAGCGAATACCAGCGGATGATTCTCAAAACCCGCCAGAACCACGCCCGGGTCACCAGGGAGATTTTGACCAGGCTGCAGCAGGCCTTCGAGAAGGCCTATGAGGATGTGGTCCGCATTCTAGCCGGAATCGACGGGGATCCACGTCTGACTGCCCAGCAGCAATTCTGGAAGTTGAAACGGGACCAGCTTCGGGAGATCGCCGAAGGCCTAAAGAACGGCTTTGCCGAGGCCCTCAAGGACGGCATGAACCTGGTCACCCTGAATTCCGCGGAAGTGACGGAGATGGCCGAGACCATGCTTCTGGCCAGCCACGGCTTTGCCGAAGCGCTGGTCAGCCCGGAATTCCAGGCCTTGCCCCTGGCCGCGGTGGATCACGTCTGGAAACGAATCGGGACTGATGGGTTGACTTTGAGCGACCGCATCTGGAACCTGGAAAAGCATGTCTGGAGGCGGATTGACGGAATTGTGCTCTCTGGTATCGCCCGCGGGCAAAGCGCGGTGGAGATGACAAAAGAGCTGCAGCGGGACATCCTGGGCATCAATACCCCGGAGCAGATCCCGGAAAACCTGCGCTGGACCAGCGGCATCAGCCGGGCGGTCAGGGGACGCGGGACGATCCACTACAACGCCCTGCGGCTGGCCCGGACTGAGATCGGCAACGCTTATCACGAGGCCGATGTTATGGCGGCCATGGCTTCGAATGTGGTGCTGGGCTTGAAGTGGAACCTTTCGCCCGCCCATGGACAGTATGACGTCTGCGACCAGCTGGCCAACCAGGATGTGTATGGGCTGGGGGCTGGAGTTTACCCTCCGGGGAATGTCCCGCTGTATCCGCATCCGCACTGCTTTTGTTTCGTGACCAGGGAGCTGCGCCCGATGAAGGAATGGGGCAACCCCAGGAGAACCTACAAACCGGCGAAAGACTTCACATTCGACCACCCCGAAGAGACATCTTACCTTGACGCTACGCGCAAGGTTGAGATGACAAGAGCAGTGACGCAAAAATATCAGGAAGCCGTTGAGGGCCAGTTCCGCGCCATGATTCACAGCACGGTCGGAGGAAACCGCTATCGGAGAGTGGCCTGAGGAGGCGGATATGGGCAAGATCACAACCAAAATCCTGGTCATCCGGGAAAACGGGAGCGGAAAGAATATCCAGAAATTCGACCTGCCGGCCGACGATCCGATGGGATTCTTCGGCACAGTCGAGCTAAAGCTGCAATCCGGATCCGTGTGCTCGGTCCAAATTCCGAGGCAGTCGCTGCACATTGAAACGATATCCAAAGAGCAGTGGGAGCAGATGAATAATTATTGA